GCAAAGCCTTGGGCATCTTGAAGGTCTTATCGACCTTCGGGGTGAACATGCCGTCTATCGAATCGATAGTCGATGAATCATCATCATCGATATCGGAACCCATAGGTTCCGAAGACGGCGAGCCACCGAGGAACCTAAAGGTTCCGGGGGTCAAACTGCGGATCTCGCCACGAACACATGCCTCCTGCACGGCACGCCGCAGGAAATTCCCGCCTGCCCCGAAGGTGGAAACCTTGGACTCCAACGAAGACCGGAGGTCTTCGAGGGTGAAAACGCGATCTCCGAGATCGCTCTTGCTCTCTTCGAGAGCATTGATGACCGCCATGAACTCTGATGAGCGTGGTCTAGGCATAGCCTAGTTCTCCTGTTGCTCCCCTTGGGGAGCGGTGGTTGCTGCCGATCCGACCGTCGAATCGACCCCACTATTGTGGAGGATGCTTGATCGACTGTCAAGGGGCAATCCCGAAAAAACTTGGGTTCCCCGTAGGGGAAAATTTTTGATCTTTCCCGATAATTGATCAAAAGCGGTCGATCTCTCGGGAAGACGCAGGAAACATGCGCGAATTGGGTTCTTTTATGGTCACCCATAGTGAACAGAAAAGAACCCAACACATGCACGCTACGGGCGGCTCGTGCGGGATCGTGTGTGAACGTGTGACACGAGCGTATACCAGCGTATCCCCGCGTGTGTCCCGCGTACGCGGGCTGGCGCGGGCGAGGCTGGGCGCGCCTCGGGTGACTCATAGTCGCTGTGCCCGAAAAAACCCATAGTCGCTGTGCCCAGTTTTGACACATCAGGGTAGATTTCCTACCCCTTTCGGAACTTTCCTGAAAGTCGGGAGGGGACACCCGAACCAAATTTGCCAAAAAAATTTTTTCGACTTTTTGAAGAAATTTCTAGGAATTTTTCGGATTGAGGTCTACAATAGGCTGACTATATGGGAAGACTATAGGATACCTATAGGACAACCATGGGAAACCTATGGGTTGACTACCTAGGTCTACCATAGAAATCCTGTCTAGGGATATCATCAAAATCATCTACCCTAGGAACACCATAGGATGGACCCAGAGACTGAAGGTCTAACCCTAGGAATCCATAGGTACCGTAAGAGACTTCAGAAACTACGGGAATCTGAACTGGAGTCCTGTACCTCTGCTGTCCAAAGGGTTCTTGTAAACTCTGTAGAGAACATGACCAAGGCTATGCAGTCTTGGATGTCCTCTGCCAAGTCCAGTGCAGGCCGTCTGCATTCCGTAGTTCCCCTGCTGGAGAGCATGGACCCTGCTCTGGTCTCCCTGCACACATCCCGAGTGATCCTCGACGGGATCTCCACGGCACGGACCATCAACTCCCTGTCGATGTCCGTGGGCAGGTTCTTGGAAGACGAGATGAAGTTCCTTCATGCCCGAAGGAACAACAAGGGGTGGTGGAGAAAGTATTCCAAGTTGGCCATGAAGATGCCCGTGGAAGGGGGCAGGTCCAAGTTCCTGAAGAGGGTTGCCAAGGAAGCCCACCTGCACCTGCCGGGGTGGACCCCCAAGCAGAGATGTTCGGTGGGTCTTGTCTGCATCGAACTGTTCAGGCAGGCCAACGGCATCGTCGAAGTCTCCACCGATCATTCGTTGATGAAGTCGGTCACCTATGTCAGGGCGACCGACGAGTTCCTTGAGTGGCTCAAGAAATCCCACGACGCTTCCGAGGTTCTTCATCCGGTCTTCCTGCCGATGATCTCCAAGCCTCTTGAGTGGACCTCGATCTGGCTTGGGGGATACCGGGGTCCTGAGATGGGCCGTCGCCCTCTGCTCAAGACACGGAACCGTACTTATCTCAAGGCGGTCAGTGATCTGGAAATGCCTGCTGTGTTCTCCGCGGTGAACCGGGTCCAGAACACTCCGTTCTGTGTGAACCATCGTGTGTTTGAAGTCTTGAAGCACTGCTGGGAGAAGGATCTTCAGGTCGGTGAACTTCCACGCAGGGAACCTGTGCCTATCCCGGACAGACCCGAGGGTGCGGACACGGAGACCCGCAGATCTTGGTGGAAGAATGCCTCTCGAATCAAGTTCGAGAACGAATGCGAACGGTCCAAGCAGATCGCTGTGACCAAGACCATCTGGACTGCAGACAAGTTCAAGGACAGCGCTGTCTACTTCCCTCAGGAACTGGACTTCAGGGGCAGGGTGTACCCGACTTCAAATTTTTTGAATGTTCAAGGCCCCGACTATGCCAAGGCGTTGCTTACGTTCAAGAAGGAACAACCCATCGACGACGATGGGATGTCGTGGCTGGCTATTCATGGTGCCAACTGCTGGGGGCATGACAAGGAGCCATACAGTGAACGACTCAAGGTCATTCAGGACAACCACGGTCTCATCATGGCGATCGGAAAGGACCCCCTTGCCAACATGGACTGGACCAAGGCAGACAAGCCGTTCAACTTCCTTGCCTTCTGCATCGAGTGGTGGAACATCCACCAAGGGGTGGCGAAAACCCGTCTCCCGGTACATCTGGACGGAAGCAACAACGGACTACAGATCTTCTCGCTGCTGCTGAGAGATCCTGTTGGAGGTCTGGCTACCAACTGTCTCCCCACGGAAACCCCACGGGACATCTACTCGGATGTCTCCGACCGTCTGGTGGAGAAACTGCTCAACTCCAGTAATCCCCATGCCCGTGTCTGGCTGGAGATCGGGGTGGACCGCAAGGCGACCAAGCGTGTGGTCATGTGCATGCCCTATGGCCTGACCAAGTTCTCGTCCCATGAGTACGTCCGGGACTGGTACCTGTCTGCTGTGCAGGCCAAGTACCCTGCTGGGCATCACCCGTTCCCCGTCACCGTGGTCTTCGATGCCATCAGGTTCCTGACCGAACTGCTTTGGGAATCGATCGACGAGGTTGTCCACGCTGCCAGAGAGTGCATGGACTGGCTCAAGGAGATCGCCAGAATCCATGTTGAGAACGGTCACCCGATCAGGTGGACCGCTCCCAACGGTCTGATGATCCAGCAGGCTTACTGCAAGTCCAGCCGCGTAGCCGTCAAGACCAGCGTCGGCTCCGTCCTGAGGCAGCACCGCATCCTGTCTGACGGGACAGACCTGAGCATCCCACGGAACGTCAACGGGATCTCCCCGAACTTTGTCCACTCTCTCGATGCCGCCGTTCTCATGGCTGCTGTGAACCTTGGGGCACACAACGGCATCGATTGTTTTTCATGTATCCACGATTCGATTGGTGTCAACGCCCAGCATGCCGGGATCATGTCCGCTACAATTCGAGAAGTTTCTGTGGAAATCTTCTCGACTCCTGTGCTTGACGGTGTAGTATCTGAGATGAGGGCACTGACAGGGCTGGATCTTCCCGACCCTCCCCCGTCAGGCACAATGGATATCAATCTGCTCCGTGACGCAGATTACTTCTTTGCATAGGAGAACCCATGAAAAGCGTGAAGATCACCACCCCCACCGGCACCGCCGTCTGGCCCAAGTTGAACGAGCCCGACCGCAAGTTCCAGCCCGAGGGTGTGTACGAGGTCAAGTTGCGTCTCCCCGAGACCGAGGCTGAAGCCCTGATCGAGAAGATCATGGACGTTCACGCCTCCGCTTATCGGGAGGCCTGCTCTGCTCAGGGCAAGAAGGCTCTGAAGAAGGCACCGGTTCCTTGGGGTCCTGCCGAGCAGTGGAACAGCGACACCGAGACCAAGGAAGAACTTCCCGGCTTCATCGACTTCAAGTTCAAGATGAAGGCCAAGATCACCTCCCGTTCAGGCAAGTCGTGGGAGCAGCGTCCCGCTCTCTTCGATGCCAAGTTGAATCCCATTCCCGAAGACTCCGACCCCATCGGTGGTGGCTCCGTCATCCGCATCTCCGCTGAGGTGTACCCATGGCATGCCGCATCGATGGGCTTCGGGATCTCCCTCAGGCCCAAGGCTGTGCAGGTCATCGAACTGAAGACCTACAGTGGTTCCACTGAAAGCCACGGGTTCGATCAGGAAGACGGATTCACCGTCAAGTCTTCCTCCCCCTTCGATGAGGATGAGGACGACCAAGACTTCTAATGGTTTCTTTGAGAGGGACCGGAATCGGTCTCTGTCTTGATATGTCTCTCCTGTTGCTCAGCGTGCCGTGCGACCCCTGCCCCTGTCCGAGACCAAGGATCTCCAAGTGGGGAGCGTACTACCCGCCCCGGTACCGCAAGTGGAAGAAGGAGTTCCCAGAACTGCTGGCTCGCCAGACAGACCTCTGCGGACTGGTGCTTCCCTTGCGGGGCTCGCTGGAGACAGAGATCAACATCTTTGTCAAGCGACCCAAGACATCCAAGTTGGCCTTCCCCAAGCCCGACATCGACAACTATGTCAAGGCGGTGCTTGATGGATCAAACAAGATCCTGTGGGAAGACGACTCTCAAATACAAACTCTCAGGGCAAGGAAGCAATGGGACGAACTTCCGCGTGTGGAGATATCGATAGCACTTTTGTAAACCATGAGCCGTGCCCCGACTGCGGGTCCAAGGACAACCTTGCCCGGTACTCGGACGGACACGGCTATTGTTTTGGGTGCGGACGGTACGAATCCTCCACAAATGTTGACAAGTGTGGAGGGATTGCACCAACACCAATGAACAGCAGACTGATCGAAGCGGAACCCACCCCGCTGAACAAGCGGCGGATCTCCCAAGAGACCTGCCGCTTGTTTGGTTATGGAACATCCGAACTGAACGGCGAGCCTGTGCAGGTCGCCACCTACTGCGACGAGGGCGGCTTGCCCGTCGCCCAGAAGATCCGGTTCAAGAGCAAGGACTTCAGAATCCTTGGGCATTCAGATCAGATGCTGTTGTACGGCAGGCATCTGTGGAAGTCCACGGGTCGCATGGTCGTCGTGACCGAGGGTGAGATCGATGCGATGTCGGTCTCCCAGTGTCAGGGCAACAAGTGGCCCGTGGTCTCCCTGCCGAACGGTGCCCACTCTGCGGTAAAGGCGATCAAGAAGAATCTCGATTGGCTTGAGGGGTTCGACTCGGTAGTCCTGATGTTCGACATGGACCCTGCTGGACAGAACGCAGCGCAAGAGTGTGCGATGCTGCTGTCACCCGGCAAGGCGAAGATCGCTCGGCTCCCCGAGAAGGACCCGAACGACATGCTGGTCAAGGGCCAGACCAAGGAGATCATCGATGCCATCTGGCAAGCCAAGGTGTTCCGACCGGACGGAATCGTTGCTGGCAACGAACTGTGGGAATCGATCTCGTCTCCCCCAGAGTCGGAGGCCTGCATCGACTACCCGTGGTCGGGCCTGAACGACAAGACCTACGGTCTCCGTCAGCGTGAACTGGTGGTCCTGTGCAGTGGGTCGGGCATCGGCAAGAGCAGCGTGTGTCGCGAACTTGCACACTGGCTGATCACCAACGGTCAGACCATCGGGTACATCGCTCTCGAAGAGTCAGTCCGAAGGACCGCCTTGGGTTTGATGGGGATACATCTCAACCGTCCCCTGCACATCGAGATGGCTACAGGCAGTACCGAGATCCCTGCTGCTGATCTCAAGTCTGCCTTTGAATCAACCGTAGGATCGGGAAGGGTGTTCCTGTACGATCACTTCGGCTCGATGGATAGCGACAACCTGCTGTCCCGGATCAGGTACATGGTCCGGGCTCTGGGGTGCAACTGGATCTTTCTTGATCACCTGTCGATCGTCGTGTCCGGTCTGGGTGATGGTGATGAAAGACGATTGATCGACAACACCATGACCGCTCTCCGTTCCCTCGTCGAGGAACTGGGGTGCGGCTTGATTCTCGTCAGTCACCTGAAGAGACCCGAGGGCCGGGGCCATGAAGAGGGAGCCCAGACTTCTCTGGCACAACTCCGTGGGTCTGCTGCCATCGGACAACTCAGCGACATCGTGATCGGTCTGGAGCGGGACCAGCAGGATGCCGAGGACTGCGACAAGATGAGGGTCCGTGTTCTGAAGAACAGATTTTCTGGCGACACTGGTTCCGCTTGTGTCTTGACATACGACAAGGACACCGGTAGGTTGGGAGAGTCGGCGGATGCTGCAGAGGGTCTGCAGACTGTGACCGACGAGCAACCGGAGTTCTGACATGCAGACGTTCCTACCTCATCCCAACTTCAGAATCTCAGCGTCGATGCTGGATCGCAAGCGTCTTGGCAAGCAACGTGTCGAGGCCCAGCAGATCCTGAACGCTCTTGAGGGCAAGACCAAGGGCTGGGTCAACCACCCTGCCACCCGCATGTGGCGTGGGCACGAAGATGCCCTCAAGCGTTACCTCAAGTGCTGCATTGACGAGTGGGTCGCCCGTGGGTACAAGAACAACATGGGTGTGCAGGCCCCCACCCACGCCATCCTGCCGCCGTGGGTTGGGGACGAGCGGGTCCACTCCAGCCACCGTGCCAACCTGCTTCGCAAGGACCCTGTTCACTACGGGTCTTTCGGCTGGACCGAAGACCCGACCGCCCCGTACTACTGGCCATCACAGGAGAGTGACTGATGCAGCAACTTGAGATCGTCAAGGAACTGAAGGAGCAAGCCCGCCGTCTTGCCAGCACCTTCGCGGACGAGCAGGTCACCCCGGAATCCACCTTGTATTGGAGAGCCGCCGAGGTCATCGAGCGTCTGGGCGATATGAACCTATGGTCGGGAGGGTCTCCCGAATGATGACGGTCTTCTTCGACATCGAGACCAACGGTCTTCTCGATGAACTGGACCGAATCGTGTGTGTTTCCTGTTCCATCAACGGGGCAGAGCCCCAAGTCTTCCACGAAAAGGAGAGCATCGAAAATGCAATCAAGCAATTGGAACTGGCAGATGTCGTCGTCGGGCACAACTCCATCTGCTTTGACATCCCTGCCATCAAGAAAGTATTTCCAGACTTTAAACCGCAAGGCTTGGTCAGGGACACACTCGTCTTGTCCCGTCTGGCATTCCCAGACTTGCGGGACCGTGACATGGCGGATCAAGCAAAGGCCCGATCAGAATCCCTGAAGGCTCTGCCTTCAACTTGGATCGGAAGTCACTCCCTCAAGGCATGGGGTTACCGCATGCACATGCACAAGGGAGAGGCTCTCGAACAGGTGACCGACTTCCGAAGCCTGCAATACACCGAAGAGATCGGTGACTACTGCAAGCAGGATGTCAGGATCACAGCCAAGTTGTATAACAAGATGATGCTCATCGTTCCACTTGATCCGATGATCCTTGAGCATCACTTTGCAGAGTGCATCGCCGAACAGATGCGAAACGGTTTCGGGTTTGATCTCAACAAGGCAACTCGTTTGTATGGCTTGATGGTCGTGGAGCGTGACGAAATCATGCAGGATCTCCAGAAGGAGATTCCTCCCACAGAGATCAAACTCAAGACCAAGACCAAGTACGTCCCGTTCAATCCCGGCTCTCGCCAGCAGATCGCCAAGGCTCTTCAAGATCGTTGTGGCTGGAAACCCGAGGAGTTCACTCCCAGCGGTGAAGCCAAGGTGGATGAATCTGTTCTGTCCACGATCGATCACCCGTTGGCTAAGAAGTTCAGCCGGTACTTCCTCCTGTCCAAGCGTATCGGGATGCTGGCAGAGGGCACCGAGGCTTGGATCAAGTCCGAGAAGAGCGGGAGGATCTATGGGTATGTCAACCACAACGGGGCGGTGACAGGCCGATGCACACACAGGGCACCGAACATGGCTCAGGTCCCTGCGGTCTACTCGCCGTATGGCAAGGAGTGTCGTTCCCTTTTCATCGCCCCTCCCGGCAGGACGTTGGTTGGGGTCGATGCTTCAGGTCTTGAACTCCGTTGTCTTGCCCACTACATGGCCAAGTACGACGGGGGTGAGTACGTCAAGGAGATACTGGAAGGCGATATCCACACCGCCAACCAGAAGGCTGCGGGACTCCCGACCCGGAACGATGCCAAGGTGTTCATCTATGCGTTTCTTTACGGAGCAGGACCGGCGAAGATTGGTTCCATCGTCGGCGGCTCGTACTCAGAAGGAAAGAAACTTCAGGAAAGGTTTTTGAACAAGGTCCCCGCACTGAAGAAACTTCGGGAGGATGTTCTACATGCTGTCGAAGAGCGGGGATGTCTTATTGGGCTGGACGGCAGGCGACTTCCTATCAGATCCAAGCACTCTGCCCTGAATACTTTGCTACAATCAGCGGGTGCTTTGATCATGAAACAAGCCACTGTTAACATGAACAGGGCACTCACTCTGAATGGGGTGGATTATAAACAAGTTGCCCACATCCATGACGAACTACAGTTCGAGGTCGCGTCCCACCAAGCCGCTCTCGCCGTCAACCTTCTTCCGCAGGCAATCACCGAAGCGGGAGAACACTTCAACTTCAGGTGCAGACTCGACGGTGAAGCCAAGCAAGGGCAGAACTGGGCAGAGACTCACTAACAAGGTCAAGGCATACATCGCAGGGCTGTTCGATGGTGAAGGCTGCATCTGGTACAGCAGGACTCTTAGAGTTTCCATCACCAGTTGCTACCCCCACCATCTGCAAGACATACGGGACACCTTCAAGTTCGGTCAGGTCAGAAGGGTTTACAAGCAGGGCAAGAACAGACGGTCTTGCTACAGATGGGAAACCTCCGGAAAGTATGCCGAGCAGTTCCTTGAAGCGATCCAAGAGTTCTTGAAGGAAAAGCAATACCAAGCGGAACTTGGTCTCAGACTGGGGAGACACTCTCCGAAGACTGTGACTCACAGTGCCATCCTCAGAGAACTCAAACTACTAAAGAAAGTCAACTACTGATGCCGAAGTCCAATCCCCTCGACGACTACACGTCCGACGAAATCCTGAAGTACCTCAGCCATAGGTTTGATGCTCTGATCTTCGTCGGTTCCCAGACCAAGAACAAGGCAGCGCAGGACCTGACCTACTGTTCTGTCGGTGCTTTCCACGCCTGCCTCGGCCTCGCCGAGACAGCCAAGTTGCTTGTCACGGCAGGAGGCCCGGAAGAAGAATGAAGACACTTGCAGTAATCGACGCAGACATCGTTCTCTACAAGACCTGCTCCATGGTCGAGACCCCCACCGACTGGGGCAATGACATCTGGACTCTCCACGCAGATGCGAGAGAGGCGAAGATGGCTGTTGATTCAGAAATCGCTTCTCTCAAGGAGGCTACCGGGGCATCGAAGTGCGTCCTGTGTTTCACAGCCCAGAACAACTGGAGAGCAGCGGTACTTCCTGAATACAAAGCCAATCGGAAGTCAACACGAAAGCCCGTCTGCTTTGGAGCGGTGAAGCAGTATGTGTTGAAGAACTATGACACCATGACCGAGGCCGATCTCGAAGCGGATGACTGCCTCGGTCTCATTGCCACAGGTCCCAAGACCCGTTGGCGTGGGTGCCAACGTGTTGTCATGATCAGCGAAGACAAGGACCTGATGTCTATTCCCGGCAATCTGTATAATCCCAGAACAGAAAGCCAACGGGTCATTACAAAAGATGAAGCCGACAGGTTCCACCTGTATCAGACTCTGGTCGGGGACCCCGTGGACAACTATTCTGGTTGCCCCGGCATCGGACCCGTCAAGGCCCAGCGTCTTCTAGATGACTCTGCGACATGGGAGACCGTGGTTGCTGCCTACAAGGACGCCGGTCTCACCGAAGACGATGCTCTGACTCAAGGTAGAATTGCTAGGATTCTTCGTCACCGCGAATACAACTTCAGGACCAAGGAGGTAAACCTTTGGAATCCTCGTACAGTCAGGTCTCGGACTCGGGCTCGCGCGAAGTCTTCGACACCGGTTCCCAGCGAGACACCCGAATAGGCAAGGGCCGGTACGATCTCTTGTCCCCGTTCGTCATGGAACGCGATGCCCGCCACATGGAGAACGGTGCCGTCAAGTACGGTGACCGTAATTGGGAGAAGGGGCAGCCTCTGTCCCGTTACCTTGATTCTGCCATGAGGCACATCCAGAAGTATTTGAAGGGTTACCGAGATGAGGACCACATGGCAGCAGCCCGGTGGAACATCGGAGCCCTGATGCACACCGAAGAGATGATCCGCAGGGGGATTCTGCCTGCGGAACTGGACGACCTTCCAGATTGGAAAGCAACCAAGGAGAACAATAGTGGAACAATCACAGCGAAATTCGCTCTTTGACAAGTGCCGTTGCGGGAGGAACAAGCACGCCAACCGCGACAAGTGCTACAAGTGCCACGCAAAGTGGCGGTACCACAACGACCCGAAGTACAAGGAGTCCAAGAACTCCCGGTCCCGCAAGGATGAGATGAGTCTTGAGTGCCCCCGGTGCGGTGACCCCATGCTCATGTCATCCAAGTTGTGCAACGCATGTGCCCAGACTTCACTGAAGGTCGAAGGGCCTGCGGCTCCTCAGTTGAGTTTTGAGGACTGTGCCATGATCTATTCGTATCGGAATCCCGATGACCCCATCGATGGGCGAAGGGCCAAGACTATCTTCCAAATCGCAATTGCCAAGATCCGAAAAGCGGTTGCGGAAGAGGGAACCCACGAAGACCTGATCGCCGTTACTCGGGGTTTGGAGGAACTCATTGATGGATGACTCTTTGGAAGCAAGACAATCAAAGCCGATCCCACCGATCCCCAAGGATCTGATTGAGGACCTAGACGCCCGGTTCCCGCACAGGTGCCCCAATGTCCATGATCCAGAACGATCCATTTGGATCTACGCTGGTCAACGTCAGATGGTGGAGTTCCTGAAGGAAGCCTATAAGCGGCAAATCGAGGACTCTTTCAAGGGGTT